AGTGGCGGTGCGCTCGGTGCGCTCGGGAAGGCGAAGATGATGGCAGCCGTGATGAGCAGCGTGAGCGCCCAGAGCCAGACCGCGTGCCTCACTGCTCGCGGGTCTCTATCTTCGCGGTCAGGATCGCACGCTCAATGGAGTCAAGGCCGCTGACGATCTGAATCGCCTTCGTCACGCCGTCAAGGTAGCCAATGGCATACTCAGTGTCCCCGAGGATGCCGAGCACCTGCGAACGGTGCACGACTAACTTGATTACGCGATCCTCAATGCTGTCAACCTTCTTCTTTGGCATTGTCTTCCTTTCCGAACCACGCGATGAAGTCGTCCAAGTCTAGGACAATCATCGTCCTGCGCCTAGCCCCCGCCCCAGGTGAATCTCCAACCACGAGGGCTGCGAGTTGATCGCCCTTGACGGGCACGCTGCGAAGCCAGCCGTCCAGCCGTTCAGGGTAAGACTTGCCCACCTTGCACTGCACTGCGATCCATTCGTTCGCGACATCCTGCTTGCCGCCAAACTGCCCAACGCGGGCTGCGCCTAGACGCTTTGCGACCTCACGCTCAAAGGCGTTGCCTCGTGCGCGTGCCGTGCGGCCTCGGCGACTGCGCTCGGCATTCTGACGGTCAATGTCCAGTTCGCTGTGTTTACTCACTTCCAGCACCCACGGTGCGCCCACGAGTAGGACTTGCCGCCACCGGCATAGTCCACGCGCCGCACGCGAAGCGCCATCTTGAGTTCCGTGATCATCCCTGAGCAGAGGTAGCACGGGATCGCCGTCCAGCGCCCCGCATTGGCTTTAGTTGCCGCAATCTTCGCAGGTGCCTTCTTTGCCGCCATTGTGTGCTCCTCCTTCCAGCATTGCGCTGAGCCGGTGGATCATACCCATCACGGCATCTTCCTGTGTGTCTGCCTCGCAGGTGATCTCGCTGCCATCGCGGTCAGCGATCACGACCACCCAGGTCTCGTGCTCCGTCTTGAGGATCTGTTTGTATTCGTAGCCGCACATCGCGGCCCATTGCACCAAGTCTGTGAATGCCATCACAACCCCCTTATGCGATAGCCGCGGGCTACGCGGTCTCGCTTCTCAATCTTGCCACTATCGGCAAGGCTTTGGAGCAGCCGCTGGGCTGTCCCGTGACCGATCCCCATCAGTTCAGAGATCTCCCGAACCGTTGGCGCGTATCCATACTCCTGCACAAAGGCACGGATTGCAAGGATCAACATATCCTCCTTGCCTGTCATTTCTTCCCTCCTTGAGCCAGAATCTCGCCAATACTCGCAATCCCGCTCTTAGAATAAGAGAGTCTATTCTCTCTCTGTTCTGTTCTATTCTTATCTAGAGCGTTCTGATTTCGTTCCAACTCCGTTCCGTGTGCGTTCTTGAAGCGTTCCTTTCGGGCTGCCGCCGTAGGGTCAGCCTGATGCTTTCCCCAGTTCGTGACGATGATAGAGCCGCCGTCGCCCCTCGTGAGCAGTCCGAGGCCAAGCAGCCTCTTGAGATGCTTGATGTCCGCAACGCCGGCGACGCACGCCTTGAGGTGCGCTTCGTTCGCGAACTCCCCCTTCGGGGTCTGATGGTACGCCTCAAAGAGCGCCGCATCCCAGAGAACATAGGCTTCCGCCCCCTTTGGTTGGGCGAGCAACTCTACGATCTTCGGGTCTTTCAGCGTCCTCGTGTCCTTCTTGATCCACGCCATTTGTGCCTCCTAGAACTGCTGGTTGCCGAGGCTCGCCTCGTAGCGGCCTCGCAGGTGCGCGATGAGTGCTGCCATCGTTCGCAGGTTCGCCTTTGAGGAAATGAGGAAGGTGTCTGGTACGCCATCGCGACCATCCGTCCTCCTTTCCCTCCACCACGAGGCTTCGGTGTTCGTGTTCAGTGCGAGCATTGCGCGATTCTCTTGGCAGACAAAGACATAGGCGATTGGCGTGATCTCTTTCTCAAAGTAGCCAACCGTGTCCACGATCAGGTTCTCATACGGAAAGGTGCTCGGCTCATTAGTGAACATCCGGCTCTGCGACTTCACCTCTAAGACGCTCCCATCCCAGAGGATGATGTCCTTATCCTTCCGAGTGAAGGCTTTGCGCTCCTCTTGGGTTTTGGCGAAGGCGAGCGGAGGAACCTTGCACGGGATGCCCTGGGTTCGCAGATATTCTCCAACGAACTCATTCCAATCGTGTCCAATGGTCATCCGCTTCCCCATATCCTTCTCTCGCATCAGAACGGCAACTCTTCAATAGAATCTTCTGGCACGAGTTTTGGTGCCGGTGCGCTCTTGCCTGCAAGCCACTTGATGCTCGGCTTGTCCTTGCACCACGAGCCGTCAGGAGCCTTGTGGCTCGCCGCCCAGAATGGCTGGTACGGCTTGCCGCTCGCCTTACTCACGCCGCCTGGCTTGAGTTGCCACGCCTCGCCGTGCGAGCAGGCATCATCGGTCACCCCCTGCGCGAAGATGATCGCTGCCTGTGCCGCCAAGATGTCATCGTCGGAGGCCCTCACAGAAGCCTCTGGCGTGCCCATTTGCGGGCTTCTGACGGGCGCTGCCGCCCGTGCTGGGGCTTGACCCCTCTCTGGGCTGTAGAGGCTCCTGCCAATGCCGAGTGCGGCGGCTGCCCTCCTGCGACTATCTGTCACGCTGGACTTCAGCGGCTCCTCGTCTCGCCCTGCGGCGTTCGGATAGCCAGCCTCCTCAATGGTCTTCTGCGCTCCTTCGTGACTGACGATCAGCCGACCACGGACAACCGCGTTCGCCGCATCTACCACCTCCCAAGAGAACGACCACCCCATCGTGCCGAAGACCTCATCTAGCCTCGTGTCAATGGCCCGCACATCAGCGTAGGTGTAGGTCATTCCTGATCGCCCAGGGCGCGTCTTGAGATCCTTTGCGTCAAATGGCGCTGCCAGCGCCGCTGCGATGTCTCTGCTCACTTGTCCACCTCCTCTGTCTTGAACCTGAAGACTCGTGCCCCAGGCTTTTCTACGGTGTGCGTCTTGAGCGCCAACTCGTAGGTTTCTGGCGCGACCGCCTTCGCGACCTCTGCCACCGCCTCCCAATCCGTGCGGAGCGACCCCTTGTTCGCCTTCCAAGTCGCCTGCCAGCCCTCGCCGTAGACGCCTGCCTTCTCGCCAATCGCCTCCTTGAGTGAGATCGCGAGGTTCTGCAACTCCTGATCCAGCAACTTGGACTCGTACTGCTTCTCGGCGTAGAGCGCAGCCACGCGCTCAATGCCATCGTTCGCCTGCGCCAACTCATCGGTGCCCGACCACGGGATGACCGCAGCCAGCGCGTCCGAGTCCTCGCCTTGCAGCGCCGGTGGCGTGCCGTTCATCACGCAATCCCTGAAGGCGATTGCCTTCTGGTAGAGCCGCGTCTGGAACTCAAAGTCCTCAACCACGCGCTCAATGCGGAAGACGAGGCCGCCCAAGAGGGCTGCCACATCCACCCACGGTGCGCCTGTCACGAACATCTGCCACTGCACTTGGGCTTCTACCTCGGGCGGCACGGGGTACAGGCTCCAGCGCGGCGAGGTGCTCGTCTTGATCTCAACCAGCCCCTCCTCGCCGACAATGGTGCGATCCAGCGATGCCATCACCCACGGGATGTCCTTGAGCCTCACGATGCCGTTGCTTCGTCGCAGTTCACGACCTGTCTCCATCTCGTAGAACTCCGCAACCGTGCTCTCAAGCAGGATGCCGCGCACGGCGGCTGGCCCGACTGGATCAGGCGTGTAGGCTCCACGCTTCTCTGCCCAGAGTTGATAGGGAGTTTTGTACGGCGAGAGACCGGCGATGACCGCCGCCTCCGTCGCCGTGATGCCGTCCTTCCTGAGTGCGAACCACTCAGGGCTGCGCTGCTCTGCCTTCACGAACTCGTACCGATTGCTCACTTTGCCTCCTCCTCCCGCCAGCGGCGGTCTACTTCTACGATCCTCCTACCAATCCACTCAGCGACTGGAGCCACTACGCCATTGCCGCAACAGCGGTAGCGGTGCGAGTCCAGCCCAACTGGGAGCAGATCATCCTGCTCTGCCGTGCCACCTTCAGTGGCATTGGATGTCGCCATTGGAATCTTGTCTCTCTGGCCTCCACCTGTCGGTGAAGCCAATGTGTATGCGATTTGGTCTCTGGCCCGTAGCGCATTGAGGCTTGGGTTGACTGAGTCCTCTGGGAAGTCCCACATCTCAAAACAGCCTACCCTTTGCGGGTCATCCACTTCTTGCTTATTGTCCAGCCGTCGGGCCAGCCCATCAGCCGCTCGCACTCCGTCGGAGTTAGCCGTCTGACTGACGATGAGCGGCTCGTCAATAGTGCTATTGACTCCTTTGCTGAATCGTCTGATGAGTGCGCTAGCGACCCCAGAGCCGTCCTCAGCGCCGCTGGGAGCACCTTGCCTCTGCGGTTGGCTCGGCGTAGGATGCCGCTTGCAGCCTTGACACTCAAGGAGAACCTCTGCGGCGCGGTCGGATTCAAGACTTGCGACAATGAACACTCTACGGCGTCGCTGGGCGACTCCGAAGTAACGAGCGTCCAGAGTTCTCCACGAAACGCCATACCCGAGTTTTTCCATTTCATAGAGAAGCCGTCCGAAGTCAGCCCCTTTGTTGGAACTGAAGAATCCAGGTACATTTTCCAGCACGAGCCACCGAGGTCGGCGTCGCTCAACAAGGTCAAGGAAGGTGAAGGCGAGGCTGGATCGCTTGCCTGCAAATCCTGCGCGCTTGCCTGCGACGCTGAGGTCTTGGCAGGGGAACCCGCCTGACCAGATGTCTGCTTCTGGGATGTCATTAGCGTCCACCTCCGTGATGCTTCCCAGATTCGGAGCGTCTGGGAATCGCTCTGCCAACACCGCGTTGGCGTATGGGTCAATCTCGCTGACGCTGACCGTCTCAATGCCAGCGCGCTCAAAGCCGAGGTCAAGACCGCCAACGCCGCTAAAGAACGATGCGTGCCTCACTTGCCCTCTTTCTTTGCGCGATCCTTCTTTGCCCAGCCCTCGCCGATGAACACCGATGCGGCGGGCGTGTAGACCATCCGCATCCAGCGCCCACACTTGGCGCACCTCGGGTTATAGATCTCCTTGATTGAGTGCGTATGCTCCTCACGCGCCCCGCAATCGCCGCAGCGGTATTCGTAAACCGGCATTAGCGAATGACCAAGAACAGGAAGATCAGAAAGCCAAAGCCATACGCGAGCAGCACGGCATCGCGCAGGAGCGCATCCTGCTCCTCACGGTCGCGCTGCACTTCGGTCTTTGGCTTCATCGCCACTCGCGTGTAGACGAGCGGCTGGGTTCTGCGGTTGAGTTTCACTTTGCCTCCTTCTTCGCCTTCCGGCGCTTCGCGGGCTTGGGCTTGTAAGGCCCTTCCCATTCGTCTGCAATCTTTGCGACGAGTGCCTTCTTCACCTTCGCGTTCACTTCGTCATCCTGTCCGATGACGACGAACAGATCGTCAAGATTCAGTTTGTCGTTCATCGCATTGACCCCACTGCTAGGAGCAGAATCATTGACGCGATGAATGCTACGAGTGCGAGTGCGTCCAGGATCATCGTCCTCATCAGCGCACCGCCTTGACGGTGAAGTCTGCTGGGTAAAGCACATCGCCCTTGCCGGCGAACTTGCGCTGCGTGCGCTTGTCTGCGTACTGAACGCGGACAGCGGCTGAGTGCGGAAGGTGTGCGACGACGACTGCCTCGCCGTTTGGTGTGACTACTGCTGTTCCGATTGCTGTGTTCATCTTGAACCTCCTAGAACTTCGGGAGGGCTGTCTTCCCTCCTCGTGGGGTAAGCGTACACCCGTACCACCCCCACCGTCAACACCCCATTTCACGCACGAAATAGGGTGTGGCGGGCTGGAGGAGGTCAGGCAGCGGGAGGCTCGCGCCCAGCCACCTCCAGCCCTAGACCCCTGCCCGAAGGCAGAGGCGTAGTCAATCGGG